CGGTTAGAAATGCCACCCGTGAGGAGGCTGTTGAGATTGCCGGTCGAAGACTTGAGACCGAGGAAGCGCGCGTTGAGTTCCTGACGCAAGTTGAAGACGACATACAGCGTATTCAAACCGAGAGAAGCAGGGCAGCCTCTGGCGCGGCCACCACGCTAGCAGAGCTCAAGGCATATAAGGCCCGTTCAAAGGCACTGGCGCCTGTGCTGTCTGCCGAATTTAAAGAAAAAGCTCGAGACAAAAAGAAGTCCTTTGCAGACGCACGGATCTCTGTAGATGAGTTCTATAGCAATTACATCGACGATTTAGCCTCTCAGATTGATGCCAAAAACATAGAGATTCAACAGGTCGTTCAAGAAGGTGTGCGCGCAAAAGCTGGTGTCGAGACGCGTCTGCGCAAGGAGCTGGCAGAACTTGAAAGTGATGCCGTCGATGCAAAGATGGCACATGACTTTGAGATTGTAGACATTGGGCTAGACCAGGCAAAGTTCGATGAGCTTTCGAAGCGCGAGATTGACGGCTACGTTGACGAGATCGACAGAGTCATTTCTGAAAACAAAGGCAATCGCGCTATGGTTGAGGCTGCAGCAGAGCGATTAGCTGACATTGAGTTTTTGGCCATGCAGAAGCAGGCTGAAGATCTAAGCAAGGCACAGAGAGAGCTTAAAACGATCGCCAGTCAGCTCAGGGCCTCCAATGACCTTGAAGCAAAAACAATTAAAAGCCTCAAAGGTCTTGTCTCAAAAGAGGAAAAACAAGCAAAGGCCGAGTTTGACACCACG